CATAACACTGGTAAAACCGCCAGTGCGGGTATTGTTGCCCTGTGGCACCTCTTGTTTTTTGATGAATCAATCATGATGTTTACTGCCCCGCAAATCGGGCAGTTAAAAAAACAAGTCTGGAAAGAAATCAGTATCAATCTAGCGCGATTGAAACAAGGGCCTCTGGCATGGCTCGCTGATTATGTTGGGTATCAGTCAGAACTGGTTTATATCAAGGGATATAAAGAAAAGTGGTATGTCTTTGCTAAGACAGCACCAAAGCATCAACCAACTAACCTCGCTGGTAACCACGGCGATAATTATATGGTGTGGGTCGATGAGGCCAGCGGTGTAGATGATGCTGTACTTGATGTGGCGTTTGGTGCTTTAACGCATGAAGATAACCGCGCTGTAATGACTTCTCAGCCTACCCGTAACGCGGGTATGTTCTATGAGACTCATCACAAGCTAAGTCATCGGGCTGGTGGGGTATGGATTGCTTTAACTTTTAACGGGGAGGAATCACCCCTTGTAAGTAAGCAATCTCTAGAAGAACAACGGCAAAAATATGGTAGCCGTGACGATGCACAATACAAAATTCGTGTACTTGGTGAATTTCCTGATTTATCCGATGAGTTCTTAATAACCAAGCGTCAGACAGAAGAAATGTATGTTGGCGCAAGTATTTTTGATGACCATCAATTCGGCTATATTATTACCGTGGACGTGGGTGGTGGTGTAGGTCGAGATGACTCAGTTATTGTAATTAGTAAGGTTTGGGGTGAGGCTCAATGGGGAGAACGAGCTCGTCGTGTAGAAGTGGTAGATATTCCGCTGTGTAAAAACCGAGATGATATTCTTGAACTATTCGCTAAAATTAATGAATTACTTTTACAGTATCCAAATGCAAACTTAGTTGTAGATGATAACGGTGCTGGTAAAGGCTTAGGCCAATACTTGAAAAAACAAGGCATTTTCTATGTGCCTGTATACTGGGGTTCACAGTGCTTTAGTAACGATAACCGCAAAGAGTTTACAAATAAGCGTTCCTTAGCCTACGTTGGCTTTGCTCGAGCAGTCGCAAGTGGCCGCTTTAAGATGAAAACGAAAAAGCACTATGTAAAAATTAAAGATCAATTGATCCACATTCCTTACCGCTTTGATGACTTTGCTCGATATAAAATTTTGAGTAAGGATGAAATGAGGCGTATGGGTATTAAATCGCCCGATTTAGGTGATGCTTTTGCTTTCCTTTTCTTAGAAAACGTTCATTACACAGAAGCATATGAAACTGTAAATGTAACGGATGATACGCCAGAAGGCCGAGAACAAGCGGATCGTAAGTCTAGATTTGCAGCATTAAGGCAAGCTGCAGAAAATGATCAAGCTAATGGAACTGACCCCTAAAATAACCTTGAGCCATAACTACCATAGTTAAATAAATCAATGGGTGGGTTATGGCTATTAACTTCTTTTTAACTGATGTTGGTCGGAATGCTTTAAATAAAGTTGGTGATGTCGCTAGTTTTGGTGGGGAATTGACACATCTTGCTGTTGGTACCAGCAAATTTGATGCATCTAAAGAGGCAAAAACTTTAACTTCACTTAAAAATGAGTTAGCTAGATTTTCTTTAAATGGTGGAGATGTTGATTCAGAAACGGGCACTTTACGTTTTGTGATGAGTATTGAACCCACTCTAACAATGGAAGTATTTGAGTTAGGGATTTATCTATCAGATGGTACTTTACTTGCGGTTGCTTCAACGACTACAGCTGAATCAATCATGTCGTTACATGCAAATGTTGTTGCAATACTGACATTTGGATTTGTTTTAACTGACGTTAATTTAGATAAAGTAACAATTAAGATTGATCCCAATACTCCAATTGCTGTCATGTTGATGAACCAGCATAGCGCTGATGAAGATCCACACCCGCAATACGGCGCATTAACTCGTAAGCTTATGATCGATCATAATGCACACGAAGATCCACACCCACAATATGCATTTAAGAAGGACGTGAAGACCAAGGATGATGATTTACAACATCAGATCGATGGTTTAGATACTTCATCTAAAAATTTAGTAATACAGCTAATAGATTTAAAAAAATATTTAGATTCTCAATATCCAAAACTAATTGGTGCAGGTGTCAATGTTGGGAAGACCGCAATTATCGATTTAGGTGGAAAAGTAACGGATTTACGTGACTCAAAATATGCTATTCAACTTACACCAGAAAGTTCTCATGAGGGATGGTCAATCACTCGGGCTGAAAAATCGTTCTCTTATGAAGTTTGGAATCGTTCAGGTCAAAATCGAATTGACTATTCAGGTGCCGTTAGCTGGTCCGTTCTTCAGGTAGCAGCAGAAACACTAAATGATGGTAACGGCGATTACACTGTACCAGGCGTTTATATTATTCCAATTCAGCCTAAAGAGCTAAAAGAGTTCATTCTAGTTGGCGCTGGTGGAGCTGGGGGCGGCAGTGTATGGGAATTAGGAGTTTTGGCCCACGGAACACATGGTACTGATACACGCTTACGTTTAAATGAGCTTGATTTGGCTGTTGTCGGTGGTGGGAAAGGTGGGACAAGCGGCCAATGGTCAAATGGTAGTGCGTTCTCTAACGGTGCAGGTGGTTTAGCTAGTGCAATTACGGTGACTTCAAGCATTACGGAAATTTCTAGAAAACTCGGTAATGCTGGTACAGCTTCAAATCAGTTGAATCATAAAGGCGGTGCTTCTGTAAGTACAGTTTCAAACTGGGGTGCGGGTGGCGATGGTGCAAATGGTGTTGGTGATGATGGCTGGGCACTTGGCGGTGGTGGTGCAAGCGGTGGTTTACTCATTTGTAGATATTCCAATACATCCGAAAAAACGCAGTACATGACTCTAGTTGTTGGCGAAGCTGGGCATATAACAGAAAGTAATGGTAACAGCGGTAAAACGGGTATTGGCGGCTTTGCCCGTGTAAGTACTGTTTCAGCATAAGCAGGTGAAACAGTATGAGAAATGATTATCGAAATGCTATTAGAGACCTAATTCACCGAAATCTTCAACGAAACAATATTCAGAATCTGATTGTTTGGGAAATCAAAGAGGATGAATCACAAGATCCATCACTCTTAAGCTACAAACTTTATGGTTCACGAAATCAAATTGATGCGGTTCTTGTGGCTTGTGGAGCCAATGGTATTTGGGAAAAGTTACCACTTCAAAAGGTAGCATTTCCAAGGCTTGCAGATTTATTAAAACTTCAAAAAGAATATTTGCAGGATAATTAATATGTCAAAGTTCAAGCCAGATGATTTCCGCCGTGCTCAGCTTCAATTAAATCAGTCTTTGCAAAACGGTGCAGTACGTAGAGATCAACAGAGTCGTCAAAAAGCGGACAGGGACCAAAGGGCATTTGCTGAAAAAGAAATTGAATATGATGATTGGGGACGAAAGATCCCTAAACCTATGTTCTTGCGGCCACATGACATTTTGCAAGGTGAAAAATACGATGTTGAACGGATTCTTTTTACAACCTTAGGTCAGCAAAATGGAGAAGTGCCAAGGCGTATCACCCGTGATGATATCTTGGCATTTCAAGAAAACATTCAACTTTTAAAAGATCAATATAGTAAAGGTATTACCCCTCAAAACATCATTAATTTAAGCCGACAAGATGATATTGATCGGGCAAATGAGCAAATCCATTTGGCGGTACCAGTAAGTAGAAAAGCTGGTTTAGTGCATTTACTCACTAATGCCGGTCCAAAAAGTAAAGTCTTAAATCACCACGTTGAAATTGAGTTCTCAAACTTTAAATCAGTTGTTTTTGATATTAATAAACAAGCCTTAAGTACTGTTAAAAACCGTTTGGCTAAAGGGAAAATCAAATTTCAATGTGATTGTGAGCGACATACGTTTTGGTATCGATACATGGCAACTATTGGTGGTTATAACCTAGGTCGAGATGAAGGCGGGTTTCCTAAAGTCCGTAACCCGCACTTGTCTGGTGTGGCTTGTAAGCATGTTTTGCGTGTTGTTAAGTGGATAGGTTCACCATCAGGCATTACATATCTTAAAAAAGAAGTAGAGAAAGAGCGCCAGAAACAAGTTGGTGCTCGATATAAGCAAACTGATAAGCAAATTCAGAATTCGATTAATGAACAAGTAAAAGATTTGATGAATGGTTCTACGAAACCAATCAAAGCAAATATTCAAAAAGCTGAAAATGAAATGATGCGTAGAGCAGATAAAGTTGCGAAAAAGCTCTTAGAACGCGAATTAAAAACCCTCAAACGTTTTGAGATTGAAACGGTAAGAGCAAGTCAAATTGAAAGAATTCAAGCCTTGCATAAGTCAGGTGCTATTGATCAGGACATGTTAAATGTCTTCATGAAAGGTTTAGGTAAAAATGCTAAATAGATCAGTAAATCAAGTTGCCAATGGTCGCCGTTTAGCAGCGAGACGTGTTGTTATGAATGCATTAGCAAGTATTCCAGCACAAGTTTGGCGTAAAGAGGTGATTTTCAATAATCCAGCTGAAGATTCAAAACCTTTAGATCCTTTATCTTTTGAAGCAAACACTCTATCGATTCAAGACGAGCCTAATTACAAGTATGAATATAAGGGCGCTGCTTATGTTCATTTCGATAAATTTAATGGTGGTTATATTCAAAAGAACTTCTCTATGAATAACCCCTCTGATTTGGTGCTAACCGCTCAAGTAGAACCATTCAATGAAGAATTGGACGATGTATTGGAAAGGATAATCAACATTCCGGACATGATTCTTAAAGAAGGCGATCTTTTAGGTTTAATGATTTATGAAAATCTAATGTTGTGGTTTGAGATTGTAAATATTACTGGTTTTAGCCTTATGGCTGATTTTGGCAGTAAGTATGTTTTAAACCGTAGAGATGATTTGTTTATTGCACCTATGGGTGATGGAGAGAATTAATGAGTTATTTAGTTTTTAATGAAAAAGGAAAAAAGGCTGGTGATATTGAAATAGCCGCACAATGTACTTCTGCAATTTTCAATTACCAGGTAATCGGGAACGGAGCAGAAGTAGAATTTTTCGGAAGTAATGTTCCAAATGCAGATCCGCAAAATGATGCTCACTGGGTGCCGATTATTACTTTAACAGCTGCTGCACCGGATACAGAACCGTTTCGTCAACATTGTTGGGATAAGCTTCGCTATAAGGTTAAAACTGGTGATAGTGTTGAAATTTATGTTTCAAGTGGTGTAAGCGGATAACTATATAAATAAAGGGCTGAATAGGTCCTTTAGCTACATTTTCTTTGTCCTCATTTGCGAGGACATTTTTATGATTGGAACTGACCAGAATCAAGAAAAAACTCACATGTCAGACTTTCGTTATCTTAAATGGAAAGCCAAAGGCTGGTTTAAAATGACTGTTTTATCAGACGAAGTTCGTAAAAAGTATGATGCGCAACGTATTGCTACAGCTCAGTGCCAAAATTACTATTTTAAAGGTACAGATGAATTTGAAAATGGATTCGATAGTGCTCAAGTAGAATCAGGGGAATACCCAGAAGTTTTAAAAGCTATTTTTGATTCCATTGGTATCGAACATGCACCTGAAGTTGATAAAGCTGTGATGTATGGGGTAGCACAATACCAAACTCGTCATGGTGGGGAATTACCACATCCCTCAATTATCGCAGCTGCATTAACTGCTGGTTTAAATGGTGCCAAACAAATTACAGCATTACCTGCTGAAGCACTTAGTTACTACGACAGCCTTAATGAATCAGGTTTTGATGATGTTAATCATCAACATCATGAATCTGTAAGTATTGTACCTGCCATTACCGTGGCAACCATTGCCAACGTAATTGCGTATGCAACACCTATTGTTGCAATGATTCCGAACTCTAATGGTTCTAATGAAGTTCCTCTTGTATCAATTCGCTTTGTCACCAATCGTGACTTTGGTGCAATGAAGAAATCAGAATACTTAGATGGTGCGAATGCTTCTAAGCCATATGTAGAAGGGCGTTTCCGCTTTGCCTTGTCGAATGGTGGTGCTGGTTTAACATACTCAGTGACAGCTCGTACCTCTTATGCTGATTACAAAGCTAAAACACCCGATGCTAATGCAAAATTATTGCCGTTTCTTGCCGGTAATGTATCAATCAAAATTAACGGTAAAGAAGTTGCACATACCCGTAATCGCACAAAGTCAAAGCTAACGGGCAAGATCTCCGCTATTGCAGAAAAAGATATTGTAATCAATGGTGTTGAATACCGTGTAGTCGGCAGTGAAATTGACATTACAGCTAGTAAAATTAGCGTGACATTAAATCAAGCCTTACCCGCTGGTGCAAAAGTTGAAGTCTATCTAGTTGCAGATTTTGATGCTCGTGATGGCAACAATAACTACTTGATGATCCCAGTTGGTGTAGATTTTGAGCCTGAGTACGAAAATTTGGTGGCATCACCAATTATGGCACAGGTTACTTTATCAACTTTATTGCAATCTCAAGTGAATAATGAGCTTAAGCTTGGTTTTCTGGGACAAGCTTTAGCAATTGTCCAAGGAAAAATTTTCTTGGAACAAACTGTTCGATTGTTAGGTGAAGCAAAAGACTTGGCTGAGTACTCAAAACGTGAAGTTACTTTTGATGCGTCTCGTGGTGTGACTGGTAAATTAGCAGCTGCATTTAATACTACTGCTGATTTGTTTGGTGAAGTAAATAAGTTTATTTCCGCTGCTAAATTGGACATTAACCAGCGTACTGGTGGCTCTACTGTTGCATATGATCTATATGTCGGTGACAGTGGTGCAGTCTTCTTTAATCAGTTGTCGAGCGATAAAATGCCGACAAAAACGGGTTATACCGCTGGTTATGGTCAAATTGTTCGCATCGGAACCCTTGCTGATGGTACCAATGTTTATCATGCGCCTTCAGCCCAAGAGCTTGTAGCAGAAGCAGATACTGCTTTTGATATGCTTTTAATTGGTCGAGGAAATGAACCAATTCGAGCGCCGTTTGTAGGCTTCATTCAAACTCCATTATCTGTTATTGAAACACGTCCAGATGCACGTGAATCAGTATTGACCTTAATTGGTTCACAAGCTGCAGAAATGAACCCGTTCGAACGTTATGCTGATCAGGGCTATGTCATCCACTGTATCAATATGCCATCCCTCAAAAATTCGTAATACATGACCTGAAAGGCGCGTTTCTATGCGCCTTTTTTATTCTAATTCTTGTAAGGAAAAGCTCATGGCTGGAACAACTGAAAGTACCGATGAAACATTAACATCTACAGATGATCAAGCTAATACCAAACACAAAAACACTCGAAGTAAAACCAACAAAACTACAGAAACTCAAAATACCCAAGCTGGTGATGAAAAAGCTTCAGATCAAGGAGATTTATTAAATCCTCAAGATCAAGATAACGGCGATGCCAAAGCAGAAAACTCAACACCAGATGAAGTGAAAATCAGTGAAAAGGTCAATAATGAAACCGAATCAAAAGTAAATGAAATGGACAAAGACGAGGTAGATAAAAAACCTCAAGAAACAAGTTCTTCTAAAAACACTCAACTCATTGATGGGCCATTAGCAGAAACAAAGGGTGATAACGTAGATCTTTTAGTTATTAACGTGACTAATAACAGTTTTACAACTGTTCTAGAACCGTTATCTCGTGTTGCTCTCGAATCAGGTAAAACAACTAGCATTACGTGCCATAACCAAACATTTAAATATCAGGTCCTTGAAAACTTACGACAATTGAAAGGGCTAGGTAAAAACTTAACAGTTGAGTAATAAGATGGCTATTTTAATTATTGATGGCACAAACCCAATTATGGACGCTGTAGGTGATCTACCAACTCAGCGGGTTATTACTTTGCAGAATAATGGCTTAAATGACATTACGGAACCATTTACTCAAGTCAAAGTAAAAGCTGGTGAAAAATTTACTTTTACTTTGATCGGTGATGAAGCTCATAAGCAATTACTTGAGAATTTAGATCAAATTAATGGTTTAAAAGGAAGTGTTCTTGAGATTGTACTTTCTGAACCAGAAGAATCGGCGGAACCAGTTGGTGCATTGTAAAAACAAAGTAATTTTAAAAACCACTTTCGAGTGGTTTTTTTACATTGGAACTAGCTAGAAAACTGATTATGTCCACAGCTCAAAATACCTAAAACAAATAGCCTTGGGCGTGTAATGTAATGAATATACTTGCTCTGTCGAGTACTGGTGAGCTATCCCTTGAAACAGGGGCAAGCACATCATTCAAATTAGAATTTGATCCATACAGTTATCTTGCTAATGCTGAAATCAATGTGGCTTTTTTTGCGAAAGTAACTAGCCCACGTGGTCCAGCTGATATCACAATGCGTTTGATAATTAGAGATGCTGTTACTGGTGATCTGATTATTTCTGTGCAGGGATCAGTAGACGGAGATATTGAAAGCTCTACATCTATTGTTGCAGTAGCTGATGCCAAAGAATATTTCGAGAAATTTGAATTAACGCTGGGAATTGATGCGTTACAAGCAATTCTCAAATCAACTGCATATAACGAAGTTAATAGTTTGGGCAGAGCTTCAAAAACATTGGCTTTAGAGGATGAAGCTTTACCTTCATTTAATGCAGATGAACTATATAAAATTCTCACAAGCCAATTAGATACTCCAGCATATCTGACATTACCTAATCCTCATGATTTACCAATTTATGTTGCCGCTCAACGAGCAGCTACAAAATTACGTATTCCTCTAGATGCAGAAATAAATCCAACTTTTACCGCAGAACAAGCCGCTCAATTTTCAACAAGCGTGGATGCCCAATCTCAGTTTGTGCAATTTATTTGGAGTCCTAACCTTTGTCGAGCTCGTGATTCAGCCACCCTTAAAGGACGCAAAGTTCCTGCGTATTATTTAGGCCATTATATCGGTGATAAGTTACTACGGAATGCAAAATTAAATAAACAAGGCTTTGCGCCGTTAAAGAATGCTGTAGCTTGGAAAGACTACCCATTTACTGCAAAGAACTTAAGCCAGATGTCAGGTAATGATCTTGAGGATGACCAGACTCAGGAAATGCTGGCTAAGGCCAAGGTTAATGTAGTACGTCCAGTTAAATTCGAAACTACTTTATTTGTTTTAAGTGATGTACTTACTCAATATCAAAGTAAAAATAGTGCTTTGCGTTTAGTTCCTGCAGCGGAAATTTCAGGCCGTGTGACGAACAAATGTATCGCAATTCTTAGAACATATATGTTCCAAGCAGCACCGGACTACATTAAAAAAGCTGGTGATGATATCCAAGAATTCTTAGAAGGTGCATCTAGTGAAACAACCGGTTGGCTACAGGCAGCTGATGAACTCGGTGGTAAACCTTTCGAGTTTAGCTTAGTTCCAGATAAGGACTTTCCATATGAGCGTGTACGACTCTATTTAGCCCATGGGGTAGTTGGTACCACACGTGCCGCAATTTTTGATGAAGATGTTTTAGTTAAATAATTTAAGGATCTTAAGATGAATCCATTTGGCCCAACCACACAAAAACCTTTGGAATTACGTAAATTTGATTCAGCAGCTGAGCAAATTTCGACAGTTGCAAATAAGGTATCTAGTTCTGACCGAGAGCAACAGTCAGTTATTGAACAAGTACGTCAAATTGCCCTAAACATCCTTTCAGATACGGTAGATGCTATTAGCGAAAATCAGCTTGAAGAAGATGAGATGGGTATTGATTATTTGGATGGATTAATTATTGATGCTTTGGGGGATGCGAATGATGCTATATATGAAAATGCATTAATGTCTTCTCTTTCTGATGCTTTTTTAACATTTGGGGTAGTGGATACTGATATTGAAGAAATTTTCAGTGAAAATATCGAAGCAGCAGATGTGGCCTTAGAAGCAGCTGTAAATACCATGCTCGCTAATATGCCTGACGACGGACCAGAACTAGAGGAATTGATTCGAGAATTCATTTTCGGGGAAGCAGATGAAACTGAAGAAGGTTTTGATTCTATTGCCAAGAAAATTAAAGCTCGTAACGGCGCATTTAGCCAGCGTAAAGTTAATGGCCGTAAAGTTCACTATCGAGGTGTTTTAGCTATTCGTCAGGGGCAGAAAACTGTAGTTAATAAACGATTACCTGGTCAAAAGGTTCGATTAACTACAGCTCAAAAGGCTGGTATGAAAAAGGCACGACTACATGCTTTTTCAGCAAATGCAATCCGCAAGCGTTTACGATCATTTAATAAAGGTAAACGTTTAGGCATTTACTAATCGTTCAATAGGTAAAGTCATTGATTTGGCTTTACCTTTAATACAATAAATTGAGGAAATAAGCATGAATACAACACAGATTTTAGGTGAAGCGCCGGGTATTCAATATCAGAAAAAAACTGATAAAACCGAGACAAAAACGAATCAGTCACTAACGGATACAATTATCATTGGTCGTTTTAAACGTGGCCGTTTCGACATGCCCATGACAATTCATAACGGGAATATCCGTGGTCAACTTGGATATGATCCAAAAAATCCAGATTACATTTGTGTTCAAGAATGTCTTGATCGTAATGTTCCTTCGGTTCAGGTATTACGTGTTCCGCCTAATATTGGGTAATTAATCAAAGATTATAAAATAGCTGCCTTGGGGTGGCTTTTTTAATTTAACAATTTAGTTTGTATTTATATAACAAACTCTTAGGATTTAATTTTCTAATTTAAATATTTTTAATAGTTCTTTTGTGATATTTAAATCTGGTTAAAGGTTCAAATATGACCTTTCTATTTGTAAATAAATTGAATCTAATGTAAGATATAGTTCAAATCTGAACTTTTAATTGCTTTAAGGTTTCTTATATGGACTACAAAGATAAGTTTTTTCCGCTAGACGCGGAGAATTTTATAAAAGACTTAAGTCTATTGATAAAATTTTATCGATTAGAAAAAAATATGCGTCAGGTGGATTTAGCAGAGGCAGTAGAAGTTTCTTTGTCAACTATAAAACGTATAGAAAATGCCGACACGTCAGTAGAGACAGGAGCTCTACTTAAAACTATCTGGTATTTAGGAATTTTAGATCAGTTGAGTCAGGCCTTACCAAAAATAAAAAAAAATGATGTTAAGCATAAACGTGTTCGGGTTGGCGTTGTAAAGGATGAGGACTTTTAATGAAACAGACAATATATATATATATTCAAATTCCAGATTCAGTTGATTTTGAAACTTTAGGCCGACTATCAGTGATCAATGGTAAAGGTGAGTTTACCTATAACCCTTCATATTCAATTAATTGGGTACCAGATGAAATTAAGTATCCATTAAGAAAGGGGCATGTATATGAAGTAACAGAAAATAAAGGTATACCAAATTTTATAATGGATATTGTTCCTGATAACTGGGGGCAAAATTTATTAAAGAGAATTTTTTCTGCAGAAAAAGATACTCCATGGACTACTTTAGATTATTTACTTTATTCAAATAATTCAGATAGATTTGGAGCAATTTGTATAGGGGAGCAAAGAAGAGTTACTCAAAAGGCAACAAATGAAAATTTCTTAAATATGGTAAAGCTTGAAGACTTTTTAGAATTTACGAGTAAAGTTAGAAAAGGTGAAGAAATTGAAAAACTAAGATTAGCATTGGCACAGACAACTTCATTAGGTGGTGCTAGACCTAAAATCACCTTGTATGATGATAAAAAATTGTACTTAGCTAAACCCAAAGATATCAATGATCTCGTAAATGTGCCACGTGTAGAATATGCATGTCTAAGTTTTGCAGAAAAAAAAGGGTTTAATGTTGCGAACCATAGCTTGGTGCAGATTAACCATAATAATGAGGAAAAAGATGTATTAATATTAGAAAGGTTTGATCGTGAATATGATGAACAATCTAAACGATTCCGAAGATTCCCAATGTTAAGTGGTTTAACGTTATTAAATACCTCATGGACTACAATTGATACAACAAGATGGTCATATCCTTTGCTAGCAAATGAAATGCTTAGAAAAAGAATTTCATTAGAAGAAATAGAAGAGTTGTATAAAAGAATGATTTTCAATGCATTAGTTGGAAATTCTGATGATCATCCCAAAAACCATGCATTTATATACAAAAATGGAAGATGGAAATTAGCTCCATTATTTGATGTAGTACCTCAGGTTGATCTCTTACCTACACTTTTATCAATGAAAATAGGTGATGAAGGAGAAAAAATAACTCGTAGTAACTTATTAAGTAGTGCTTCAAGTTTTAAAATTGAACAACAGAAAGCTGAAAAGATTGTAGATGAAATATTAGGCTGGAAAGAAGAGCTTAAGAATCATTATCAAGAGATATTATCGTCTCAAGACTTTGAAACCGTTTGGAGTAAAATTCCAAAAATTGAGTAAAAGAAACGATAATAGAGCCGCCTATGAAGGTGGCTTTTTTTATGGAACCACGTAACTTTGTAGAGACTATAACCTTTTAATCTTGATGCATATAACAGCCTTTTGAGCATCAAAATTATGCAACAAGCTAATCCGATTTTACTAAATCAGCTTAAACAAGATTACATTGCCTTACAGCAACTTGGCTCACCACTATTAGCTTGCCAAGGTATGTTTGTGCCTCGTGGTATGGAAGATCTTCGTTTCTTATTTAAAAGTTGTCCACGGCCTATTGTTAGTAATGAAGATCCGGCCGAAGTTCAGTATGCAGGTGGTTTTACGGGTATTGTTGCTGGACCACCCAAAACCAAATACACAGGTAACCTTCAGATACTAGTTACTGAAGCAGGTCATGACCAAATTCTTGCTGAATATATCGTTGCAAGTGGTGGCATGATTCATGGTGATTATTACGATGGCCGTCTAGGTAGTTTTACCCGTTCTTATGCACTTGAAAACTGTGCTATTCGATTTGAATCAGCGGAATATGATTCAGATAGCCGCTCACAAGTCATGACTGTTTCATGTCCAATTGATTACAACTATTTCGGTAGCTTTGCAAGCATTGGAACTAATGGAAGTATCCAGCCAGGTAAAAAAGAAATCGATGGTACAGCTGATCTTGTTAACCGAGTTCAGCAAGTTATCAATACTGCTCAACAAGCCACTAGCCTTGTTAATGCAGTTTCTGGTGTAGGTCGCCAATTGGGCAATCTTTTCGGGTAATTGATATGAAGTTATTACCTGAATCCGAGGGGTATGCTGTAGTTGCTGGTTCTATCCAGCAACTTTCAGAAGAGCTCTACAAAGAATATCAATTAACTGGTTACTCAATTTTGCTTGAGGATATCGTTAAGGCGTTTATTGAAGAGACAAAATCTTATGCGGGTTGGGCGACATTAGATTGTCAAACTAAGGCAATTACCAGTATTGAACTGAATGAATCCATAGAACTTAATGGGGATGAGTACGTAATCATTTTGCCTTTAGTAAAAGCGCATTGTGATCTTTTGCAAGCTCGATTAGTTGAAGCTACCCGTGGGCTTGGAGTCGAAAGTTACGGGCTATCAGTCTCTGAAGCACAGCAAATCTATAATGAAAAGAAAGATGCTTTGCCAAAACTTGCATTTTTAATGGTCCCAAAGAGTTTTAACATGGGGAACCGTTAATGCAAATTACCATTGTGTCTGCGGGTAAAGTTATTCCAGCATCTGAGCTCATTAGTGCAACATTAAGAACTGATCTTGTACCTATCCCATCATCTATTGAGTTCACCGTTCAATCAACAGCTGAATTAGACTCCCTTTTGAAAGAAGGGGAGCAATTAACTGTAAACGATATTTCTCATCCATTTGAATTAATCAAAGTTACTCCCTTAAAAACTCAAACTATTAAACAAGATCGCCGTGTAGGTGGTATCTCTTGTATTGGTATTTTGGCTGGCTGTAAAAGGCTTATCGAAAATTCAAAGCAAGCTGTTATCAGTAATGAAACATCTTTTAATTCAGTAATTCGAGCGTGTGGCGCAACTATCAGTCTTGGTCGTGATTTACCTTTGCCAAAATTCGTATGTTTAAAGGGAAGCATGCCTACTCAACGCTTGGCTCATTATCTGCAGCAAGAAGCGGCAGTAATTTCTTTTCAAAACAATAAAGTATCTGCTCAAAAAATTGATTTTTTATTTAAACAGGAAGCTGTCACAAAACTAGATCCAAGTAGCGTTGTTTGGATATCCAGTAAACCTTTGGAACTGATGCAAAAATCATCTTTCGTGACCGTGGAGAATAATGGTTCAACGGTTGTTGGTGATGACTCAATAACCCCAGGACACACTGTTACTCAAAGAGCTGGATTAGATGCCCGACAAGTTAAAAACTTGGAAAAAGTTTTGATTTTGAGGGGGACCATTATTAGGCCGCTAAATTTGAGTTGGAATGCAGGCGATATATTCGAAATTGATAGTAAGAAGTATGTCGTTTTAACAGCTGCACATCATATAGATACAGGCGCAATCGGGGGATCAATGGGGACTTCATCAAAGTTCTGGATTGCTAATTTGTAGGTCAAATATATGAATGGTTCTAAACGTGCAAAGATTTTAAGTTACAACGCAAAGGGTCGTACTGCACAAGTACACATTCATGGTTTAACTGATGGCGCGAGTGAAGGCATCACGGCAACTTTTGCCTATCCAGTCGGTGATAGTGATTTAGATACTGAAATTCAAATTGTGGATGGGGAAGACGTCTATGTCTTCTTTGAAAATGGCAATGAAGAACGTCCAGTAATCCATAGTTATGTCAGTCACGGAGACGGCGCGATCATTGGTGTACGCCGTATTCGACAAGACAACATTGAATTTATTTCGAAAGAAAATTTAAAAGTAGATTCTGGAACTACCGTTTCAATCAAAACGCCGTTGATGAATGTACAAGCTAATACACAGCAAACTGGTAATAGCACATTAACAGGAAATAGCAGTGTAGTGGGTGACACTTCAGTAGCCGGTAATAGTGCTGTTGCGGGTAGTATGGCTGTTGGTACTACTCTTACGGTTGCTGGTATTCCTATTGATCCCAAAGCATTTCAAGGCGCACTTCAAGATGCAATTGATAAATTGGAGGAGCTAAAAGAAGAATTAAAAGAGCAAGGTGAAAAAATTGATGAAAATAAAGATCAAGTTAGCCAAGAAATTGATGAAAAAATAAAAGAAGTAGAAGAATTAATCGAAAATATTAAGGACTCAGATGCATATAAATTGCTTGAAGAGGGTATTAATCATATCGATGAAGAAGTGCAAAAAATTCATGACCAAGTAAAAGAAGTGGGTAAGGAAGCACAAAGTAAAATTGATGAAGTTCGAGCATATATAGATCAAGAAATTATTGATACCAAACTAATCGTTGAACAACATACAAATGATGCAAATCTACGCTTAGATGAAGCTAATCAACGGATAGATCAATCTGTACAAGCTAATGAAGCAATGGTCGCAGATGCTCAACAACGGGCTATTCGTGCTGAAAAAGAACTCGATGATAAAATTGGTTTTATCAAGAGCGAAACAGATTCAATTATTGCTGATGTTCGAAGTGATTCAGATGAAATTCGCTTAGTTGCAGAGAATGCAAAAAAAGTTGCAGATCAAGAAATTATTGATCGTAAAAAACAGGTTGATGAAGCACTAATTGTTGTAGACCAAACTAAAGCTGCTCTAAAGCAAGATATTGATCAGAACTTAATAAAAGCTGGTCAAATGGTTGATGCAGCTAAATTAGCTATGGGTGAACAAACCAACACTTTAATTAACCAAAAAATTGAACCAATCGTAAGCCAAACAGAATCTACTGTTAAAAGAGTTGATCAAGTTGCTGCACAGTATGTCGATCTTGATAAGAAAGTCACTACAGGTTTTCTAGCAGAAGCTGAAGCACGTGCCAATGATAAAGAAGCAATTACCCAAAGTTTTGAACTTAAGTTTTCTGAAATGCAAAATGAATTGGGTAAATCAACTGCATTAATTTCGGAAGAGTCAAAAACACGTGCAGCTCAAGATAAGGCTTTTACTGAACAAATTAGTTCAGCCCAGTCTCAAATTGGAGACAACAAAGCTGCAATCAATAGTGTTGAGCGAACAGTAGTTGAACTAGATAAATCTGTTGCTGAAAAAACTGGTCAATTGCAAGCAAGCCTTGATACGGCAAATGGAAATATCTTAAACGCTAATGACTTAGCTCGAATGCAATCATTAGGTAAACCACTACGTGATGACCCCACTTTCAAAGAAAGCAATAATTTAACAGCTTATGTTAACCAAGCGGGTGCTACCTATACACGACAAGTAAAATCCGCCGATAACCCAACAACTTCAACACATGAAATTCTTATCAGATCTACGGGCCTATTAGGTTCAGGTTGGTATCCGAATACACCATTACTTTCAGCTGCTCCTAATAAAACTTTCTTAGTTAAACAAATCATCAAAATCCCAGTTGGTTTAAAGCTTCAACCTTATGGTAATTCGTTAGGTACTGGTGGTTTTCTGAAAGTAATGGGAAATGCTGAAGGGACTGGTAAATTTGAAATTTATTATTCAGTAATTAAATGTGGTCCTGATATTGGCTCAACGATTCAAGGTCATTTCAGACCTATCAATAGTATAAATCCACCTGTCGCTTCAGTTGAAAAACCAGTTGATGTAATTGTTGCTTCATATGAAGTTTGGGATGTCACCACTGTAAATGACACAATTCCGAAAACTTGGCGTGATCAGGTAACAGGTAATGCTTCATATATTGAAAAAGTAGAAGCCTCTGTAAAACTTGTCGATGATAAAGTAGTTTCTGAAGCTCAAAAGCTTGTAGAACTTAAGACTGACTACAATTCAAATAAGACAAAAACAGATTCAAATTTAGCAACAATCACAAAATCAGTATCTGATGGTGATAAAGCTTTATCTTTACGTATTGATCAAACAAAAGCAGATTTAGAAGAAGCTGACAGACAATCAAATGCAAATATTCAAGAAGTAACTGAATCTTTAGCAGAATTTGAACAGGCAACAACTACAAAATTTTCTTCTTTAGATACTAGTATCTCTAAAGAAAATCTAAAAGTTCAAGGTCAAATCATCGATGTCCAAAAAAGCGTATCGACATTAGAAGATAATACAAATATTAAAATATCTGGCCTTACATCTTCAATTAAGTCTACTGATGATGTGGCAAAACTAGCTTTTGATAATGCTGCACAAGCTCAGCAAACAGGAACAACAGCTGTAAAAGCAACTGAAGCACTTGCTCAAAATTTATTAAGTTTAAAGTCTCAAACTCAAGTAACTACGGGTGTGCGTGCGGTTGCTACAGCAAAGGGCATTGATGACTGGACGACTTGGCGCACTACTGGTGAAGCTAAAGTAATTCAGGATGCTGAGGCATTGGGCGGCTATATTCTTGAGCTTGGGAATAATGCCGGCAATGATGAAGCTTGGGTACATTGGAAAGAGTTCGTAAAAATAAATCCAGAAACTCTTTATAGAGTTCGTGCACGTTTCCGTCGTGTCTCTGGCGAAACAGGAAGTATTTATGTTGGTGTAGCATGTAAAACAGCAGATCAAACAAAGTATGTAACAACAACAAATAATTTAGCTGCAGATATGGGCTCGTCTAACTATTTGTTGTCAGCAGTTAAGCCTAATTTAGGTGAGTGGCAAGAAGTTGTAATGTACCTGAAGGGAAAATCTACAGGTGCTGCTACGGGCATTGGAACAATTGATAATCCTCGTACATTCCCTGCCCAAGCCGAATATTATGCACCAATGTTTATTGGTAACTACTCAGCTCAACCAGGTATAAGTCAGCTTAACTTCATTATCATTGAAGATAACAATTCTTTAGCTTCTGCAAATGATTCAACTGCAACAGCCAATGATTTATTCAAAACAGCAACTAATCGTACCGATGCTGAAGCAGAGCGGACTAGTGAACTCGAAGCAAGAGTAGAAAATGCAGAAACTGGTATTAAAACTAACGCTCAGGCTATAACAAAAACAGCTACTAAAAGTGATCTTGATAGTGCAATGAGCCGCGTATCAACAGACATAACAGCTGCTGTACAAAATATTAAGGTTGGTGGTGTCAATGTTGTTGCCAATTCTGAAGCCCCAAGATCCTCAACAGCTGCAACAAGTCGTGAATACTTTATGTATGAACGAAGTAAAGAGCTCAAAGCTTTTTATGATGAAAATTTAGATAAGCCGGTTACTATTTCTTTTGAAATGAGTGTACCAGTTGTAGGTGCTGTACTCGTGTACTCATCAAATGGGTCAGCGCATAATTTCTCTACGCCTGTCACTGCAACGAAAGCTAATGAATTTCAAAAGTATGAAGTGACTGTTTTTCCTAAATTACATACTGGCAGTACAATTGAATCCACTATTGAATTTTATGGAACTTACACAACTGGACGTATCCCTACAATTCAAAAATTACAGATTGAAGCAGGTAATAAAGCAACAGCATGGAGCCCAAGTCCACGTGATATTCAAAGCTCGTTAAGTGCAAATGCAGAAAATATTAAAGTTGCTCAGGCAGAATTAAAGAAGCAAGGTGATACTTTGTCTACTCAAAGTATAGATATTTCAAAGCTAAGAAATGATTTAACTTTGACTAACACTGAAGTAGGAAAAAAAGCCTCAAGTGAAGCACTGGAAACTACAAAATCAGAAGTAAAAGAACAAGCTGGACAGATTAAAGCAGTTACTGAACAGTCAAATACTTTATCAGCTAATCTAAGTAAATCCGCACCAGCGGGGACTAACCTCTTAATTAATTCGAATATTGCGGGTACCTATAACGGAACTGCTTATCCACATCATATTTATAAAATGGGGGAAGATTGGGAAGTAGGTAGTAAGTACACACTAATATGGTGTGCAGAACACATGCGGGGAGCTGGGGATACTAATTCAAATTTAGCAGTTTATGCTGGTGGAGGAAACCAATTCATACAGCAAATAATTAACACTACAGGCAAACTAGTTAGCAAGATAACTTTTACTAAGACATCTGCTGGTATTGGAAAAGGAATCCATTTTTATATGCTGAATAAACCTACAGCAGATAAGAATTCGGTAGGTACTATTTATTGGGCCGTGCTTGTAAAAGGGGAATTTATAACAACTGACAGCTGGATTGCGAGCCCATATGACTTTAATGCAGCTTTTGATCAAGTATCAGCTAATCTCACTGAGTTTAAGCAAACATATGTTACGGAAAGGGATGCATTAGCACAGCGCACATCTAAGCTTGAAGTCGGTATGACAGATGTAGAGAAGAATATCTTTAACACTGCTCAAGCTCTAAATAACTACGCTACAAATGCAAAATTAGATGAAGTTACAGCTTCACAAACAAAAAACTTTAATACTTCACTCACCAAATTAGATGAATCTATTAAAGCTGAAAATGATAGTGATTCGTTAATTCCTGATTATAACTTAGCGAATCCTGACAAGTGGATTAGCCATTATGGCTATGATATGAAGCAGTACTTCAAAACAACCACAACAGGAAAAGTTGGCAATACGGTATTCCGTAAAGATACAACTGTTCCAGTAAACTGCTTTAACTATAGCTTAAGCGCAGTCCCTAATGATCGGACATATCGCATTAGCTTCTGGGTTCGTTGTTCTTCTGACTCCAACGGTTCGTTAAGCATTCCAGTTATGTATGGTTATGCTGATGGCTTGTGGACAATAGCACGATATAGCGCCGTTAGTATTCCAGCAGCTCAATTACCAGCAAAAGATGGAAATTGGTATTTCGTATCTACCACAGCAAACTTTACCTCTAACACCATTATTCAGCAGTTACGCTTCGGTATCGCATTGGGCCATACAGGGACATCAGGTTGGTGGGAAGTTCAGGGCTATAAAGTTTCACCAGTCTTAAATGAATCTGATATTGATAGCACTATTGTTAAATCATCTATTCTTATCGATTATTCGAGTAAGTCAGATACTACAAAAGCAATTTCAGCTGCAACTGAATCACTTGAAGCAAAATTCCGACAAAAGTTTGGTGATTTATGGACTAATAGCTCAGCAACTCTTGATAGTACTCGTTATACAAAAACAGAGACTAATCAGGCGATTGCAGAGGAAAGTAAAATCATTAAAGCCGCTATTTCAACTAGTGGTGGCGATAATATTATTAAAAATGGTGATTTCTCTAAGCCACTTGAAATATCAAATTGGCGTCAAAATGCAGTAGTAGCAGGTAGCTTATTTGAAGTTTATAAGGATTCAAATTGGATTACTTGGGGGCATTTTAAATCAACCAATACAACAACAAATTTCAAAGGCTTTATTGAGACTATTACTTTAGCTGAAGGTTTAGAAGCGAACCAGAAGTATACGTTGTCGTTCAAAGCTAAATCATTAACGGCTGCACAAACTCAAATTTTCCTAATCATTCATCGACGTGATGCTGCAGGTAGCAACAACCAAATTGGCACCACTTGGAATAATATTTCTACAGATAAAGAAGTATTATGTACTTATACATTTGATACTAATCTTGTTGATTTACAATATATTAATGTGATTCTGTATGCTCAAATTGGATTTGCACCTGATTTTTTAATTCGTGAAGTACAAATTGAAAAAGGTGAATTAGCAACTGGTTTTAGAAAAAATCCTCGTGAACTTGAAAAGGGGTTGGAGGCTAATGCGACTGCAATTGAAGGTACCAAGGCAGATGTTAAAAAGAATGGTGAACAAATTGCATCCATTTCAGAAAATTATGTAACTTTAAAATCTGCGGTCGATAATAATAAATTATCTGCTGATGGCAAGTTTCAAGAAATTAACTCTACCATCAGTGATAACCAGCAAAACACCACACAATCAATCACAAATCTAGAATCAGGTTACAAGCAATTAAACCAAGACTTAGGACAGGTTTTTAACTATCGTGTTTATTCGTGTGGTTGGAATGGCTTTTTCACAGGTATCAAAAACCTAAAAGGTGAAATCAAATCTGTTGCTTCAGCTCGTGGTTTTTCAGTTCATGTTCTTGCCGCAGATGGGTCAATCGCTACTTCCACACGATACGATACATATGCAGCTATCGCGAATGCTACGGCGATGAGTAATGCTATCGCGGCAATTCCAAATGATACCTTTGTTATTGTCACAAACTACGACAGCATCGGAGTAAATATTGCTACCGTAAAAAATGCTTTAGTTTCACTCGGTGCAAATCCATTTACAATTGATCAAATCACTGGGCGTGATGCTTACATCCTCGTAGGGCAAAAAGGAATTGGGTCAGGTCGAGGTATCGAATTACATTCAACACCAGATACGGGCCCGAATGGAGCCAAACAAATCATGCTTGCCGTGCAGGTCGTAAGTGGTATTCCGATTGGTTTGGCAAACAACAGTGGTAACCTACAAAAAGTCTTAGAAAACCACGCTCAAATTCTTCAAGAAAAGATTACTCGTTCTGATGCGAAAGAAGTATTTGCAGAAGAAATTAAGGTCTTTAAAGCACAACTAGATATTTTAAGGTATTCAGAAGAGAACTGGATTTTACTTGGTGACGATACTAAAAATTTAAGTATCGCAACAGGAACTAACAGAACAGTTGCTGTATGGGAACTTCAATATAAACATAAAGAAATTCCTATCGATAAAGGCGATCCAATTGTAGCCCGTATCAAATATACAGCTGCTGCTGGATTAGTTGGCGCGACTTGTAGCATTCAATTTCATGGAGCAACTTATAGCATTGGATTGCCTTCATTTATTGTTGCTGCTACGGGTGAAATTGAATTGACTGGTATTTTCCCTTCTGATGTAAAAGCTACTGCGTTTGAAGCTATCCCATTAGGTTTACGCTTTGATAATGCACCGTCAGGTGGAACTTTTACGATAACAAACATGTTTATCAGCCGAGGTAATTCTGCACCAAATTTCAAAGGAGGTTTTAGATCTTCTCTTAAGCAAAATGCACAGTTTGTAGAAGATACCTTTATTAAGGCTGATGCAAACAAGGGTGTCATTGTTCAACAGATCAACCAATATGATGCTGGTGTACCTGGCGGATTATCGACAGTAGTGAAAACTACAAAAGCTACAGCTGACCAAACTTCACAAGATCTTGCAACTCTTAAAAATACTGAAATTTCGCAGTTACAAACAAGTACTAACAATCTTGGTTCGGCATTAGAGAACACAACAATGCTTGCAATGATGATTACGAATGGAAAATTGTTGCAAGGAGATGTGAACTTCAAGAAGGGTAATAATGGAGTAAGTGTATATAACAATGCAGGCAATGGAAATGTAACTGTTGCACGTGTTGCAAAAAGTGCGGATAACCCGACCACCTCAACACATGAACTGGAAATCAAAACCATTGGAGCTGCAAATCCTACGTGGGGCGGTTTTTTTCAACTGGTGTATGGTCGCGCTAATGCAGTATTTGTCATTAAGTATTTAATCAAATTGCCAATTGGATATAAGTTGGTAATCGCTGGAAACTCGATGGGTACAGGTGCAATTGAGCGATTTGTAGGTAGTGCTGAAGGGACAGGTAAATTCGAAACCTATATCCGATTGATTAAATGTGGTGCGACTGGATCATTCTCTAACTCAGGTCACTTATATGTATCAGGCGGATCTACACCTACATCTGCTGCACCTCTTGTTTGGACTTTAGCTCAAATTGAGCAATATGATGTTACGGACTACGCTTCAGCCGACCCAACATTACAAGATTTTGTTTCTACTGCTACAACTTCACTTTCAACTTTAACGAACTTCAAAGAAACTTGGGCAGCACAATTAACTGAGATGTCTTCAAAGTTAGATAGTAAAAACAGCGCTTATATTTTGAATGCTGATATCACTAATACAACTATTGATAGAGCCATTGCAGCCTCATCTCAAAAACTTACATCAGAATATACTACTGCTATGAGCGTTCAACCTCTAAGTTCAGGTGTAGGCAAGATTTTTGCTAATCCTCTAACTTGGCGTCAGCAAATTACAACTACTGGTACATTAGTCATTAAAACGCCAATCACTATTAACGCGTACATGACGAAGATTAAAATCTCTGGTTATAACTACAATAATAAAGAAGATAATACTTTTGATATGGATCTAGCATTTTATGCTTATACGTCCACCACACCTTTTTATCAGAATATGACAGCTCGTTCATTTGGGATAACAGTGGATGAATCAAATGCGATCACGAAAGGTTTGGCTTTGGCCTTAGATAGCAACAATAAAGTATGTATCTTGATAACAAAAAAAGATGCTTGGTCATATCCAGCAATTACTGTTGAATCAGCAACAATTACTCATACTAATCCACCTGATTATTTCAAAGATGGCTGGTCAGCGGCAATTGAAACGGATTTAACAGTTTATAAGTCAGTTACGCCTTTTACTGTTACTTCTGCGATGGAAACAACTGCTGGCTCACAAGCCAAAGTTGATGTTCCAATGTCTCAGTTAAGTGATATTGCAGCTGATAATAAACTCACTGCAGTAGAGAAAAAGCAAGCAAAGCTGGTATGGGATACGCTTTATCAAACTGATACGAACTTAAGAGCTGAAGCAGTTACTTATGGGATATCTTCGACCGCTTATGCTACAGCTTTTAGTACGTTAAATACCTATTTGGCCGCTTTATTTGCCAACATGAATGTGACCAGTACTATTGATCGTAATCAATTTATTACTAATTTTGCGAATGTTCATAATGCACGACAAGAGCTTGTGCGATTAATCTCTGAAAAAGCAAAAAGTCTTGCAGATAGCGCTCAAAATAGTGCAAACAGTAAATCAAAAACATTTACAGCACAGCCTACTATTCCATACGCACAAGGGGATATCTGGAAAAATGGAACTACTGTTTCAGTTGCAACTGTTGGGCGTACGTCTGGTGCATTTACCGCATCAGATTGGACAAAAGTAGGGGATATTACATCTGAAAATACTTCCGCTGATACTGTTAAAGTTAACGGCGTATTGTCTGCTACCGTAACCGCAAATGCTGCTGCAGGTAAGCAAATAGCTGATGATGTGATGTCAGATTTAGTGATTACACCAACTGAAAAATCTGCTTTGTATAATAGCTATAAAGATATGGAGTCTAACTTTAACCGGTTGCAGAACTTAGCTAATCCGTGGGGTATTTCCGTTACGGCAGCTCAGACAGCTTGGGATAATTTGAATAATGTATCTCCTAAATTTTTCACAGATATTATTTCCACAACAACCACTAAAACTACATTAACCTCTGCTCAACGTGACTCATTAAAGGGAAGGATTAACATCTTCTACACTGAAGTTGCTAAGTTAGATAAGGCAGTAAATGAATACTTAAATAAAGCTGCAGCTGATGCAAAAGATCTAGCCGCAACAACTAAAGCTACTTTAGAACGTGATTACCTAACTTCATCAAAAACTAATGAAGCTATTGCCTCATCAACTGAACGTATGACAGCGTTATATTCAGCGAACAGTCAAAAAATCATGGCTTCGGTACTTGATACTTGGTTTAAAGATTGGCTGAATAAAACCCCTTCTGGTAATAAAGCTGAAATGACAATTGTTGCAGATGCTACATGTCGTGGGGGATATGCTCTCCGTATTGGCAACAATAGTGGAAATGATGAAGCTTGGATAAATTGGTTTGCTTCTTTACCTATTGATGACAACAAATACTATCGAGTGAAGTATAGATTTCGCCGTGTAAGTGGTACTGGCGTTGTGTATGTAGGTGCAAGTTGTCAAAATGCAACGAAAACTAAATATGTAGCTCAAGACAACACTGAAATTAATGATGTTGGATCAAGTCATTACCTGGTTGCTGGTACCGCACCTGCGTTGGGTACGTGGATTACAGGTACCGCTTATTTTAAAGGAAGATCTGCGGGTGCAAGCTCTGGTGCAGGAACTCTTCTAAGTCCAAAAACATTTGCAAACAAAGCAGCTTTCTTTACTCCCGTTTTTATCGGCAATTATTCAGGTAAAGCAGGTGAGGTAGATCTTGATTTCATTGATATTGAAGATGCAGACAATATCGCTGATTTTGAAAGCTTTAAAACTACATATACCACTGAAGTTGGATCCTATGCAGGAGCACTTCAAACATTAGTATCAGTATACGGAAATAATGCAGTAAAGCTTAAATCTCAAGCCGATTTGATTGATGGTATCAAAGGTAAATATGTTTTTGGAATGGACAATAACGGTGTGTTCAGTGGTATGTCTATGGCAACTGAACAAACTAATGGAACTGTATTCAGCTCTATAGGTTTTCAAGCAGATAGAATCTTTTTCACAACTGGTTCTTCTTCAACAAAGTACATGCCTTTCATTATTCAAGATAATCAAGTGATTATGAATAGTGATGTATTTATTAAGAATTTGACCGCTGCAAACTTCAAAGTAAAGTCATTGACTGCTGATTTATTTAATGTCGATAAATTGAGTGCAATTGCTGGTGAGTTGGGAACCTTAACAACTTATAAAGATCCTGCAAAACCAACTGGTGCTCGAATGGTATTAAGTGGAAGTTTAATTACAGTATATGACGATAATAACGTTGTCAGGGTGAAATTAGGGCTGTGGTAGTGATGAGGGGCTAGTTATCTAGCCCTTTATTTTTGGAGGAAAAAATGCCACAAGGTTTACAATGTTTTGATGAAAATGGAAAAATTATTGTTGATCTTACAGATAAGCAACTTACTGCATTTAAAAGCATTACTATTGGTGAAGCTGTTGCTCCTAAAAGTGTTCAAGACTACTTTGGAGCTGACCGTATAGGCTTGCCACTTACTATGCCAGGTATACATCCAGAAACTACTGTAGCTTTTGTTACAGGAAGGCAAGTAGGTACTCAAAAGAATGTAGTAGGTATGCAAAGATGTTTTGTATCTATTACTGCAGCAGATACTTACGTTTTGTCGTGTTTTGAGCAAGCTCCTTTAGCTACAGACACATTACTCTTTTATAAATTTAGGTAGTTGTAATGGGTAATTTTATTGTACTGAATGATAAAGGTAATGTAGTAGTCGATGATGAGACTAAAAATATTGGTACAGTAGGAACTACAGTAATTACCACATTACCAGATCCTGGAGGGGCTTTACCTATGATTATTACTTTTGGTGGTGGTGGTCCATCTTGGTACCCAACTACAATGCGTGATACTCGTACAATAGGTATTGATAAATTAGATGATGGTTTAACCCCTATGACTATTATGATGCCTAATGATGGGGGTTTTGGTGCAGGGGCTGGTACTTTTGGAGTTAATTCAGGCACCTTGTATCAATTACGTCAAGACTATCCAGTATCATCAGGTTATCTTGACGTATTTAATGAAACAGGTGATTTAATTTGGTCAGCAGCATCTGCTGGTAAAGTACCACGTGTAACTCAAGTATTACATTTTACCCATGATGAGTTAGCCTCTAACGGTGGTGAAGGTATTGAGGTGGATATTGGTATAGGTTCTGGTTTTCTTGTAGACAATATTATTGGTTCTTTGGATATTAACCCAGGACCTACTGGTACTACAGCAAGATGGTTTGCTATGTATTGGGGATATAACCAAGGTAAATTAAAGCTTGCTTTTAAATGGCGACATGACGGTTCACCTGAACCAGGGATGGTAAAGGCATTAAAGTTATACGGTTTTAATTTATTTGTTTTTAGATTTGCAGGATAAAAAGAAAGCCCCTTTCGGGGGCTTTCTTTATAAAAGTATTTTAGGCAGGCTGGTCAGAAGCAGGTTCTTCTTCTACAAAACTGTAATTAACAGCAAAAGAACCACTCTCAAGATCCCAGCCTAGGTTTAATGTTTTGAAAGCGGGGCGGCTGTTAAATCGCTGGGCATTGACGATGTCTTGAGTCTTTTGTGCTAATTCGATATCCAAAGCGTTAAGTACTTTAACTTCAGCCATGAGCTTTTCCTCTAAAACAGATTGAAAATAGGTTCAGATAGAATTGCATGCTGTATATTTATTAAATCTGTACGGTTCCAATTAGCTTTGGAACCTATCTAATAGTTAAAAATTGGTAGCTATCAAAATACTTAATTATTTAGGTATTTTGGCTTAGTTATGTCTTCTCGGTTCTTATCGTTGTTACTCGGTGAAAATGTTAATTCATATGATCAGCAATTCGATACGGCTAATCAGGATTCCACGGCGCAGTTATATGAAAGCATGGCACCGTTTTCACTTGGGACAAATCAAACCAAAGCCAATAAGAAGCGTACTCGAAAAGAAATTTTCACCAAATGGGAGAGAATGTTACGCTTTGCCCCAATCGCTGAGGGTATGGGGATTCATGTATCTGCAGCTTTAGGCGGAGATTCTTATAGCGGCCAACAAGTGTTTATTACACCAGCACAACGTTTGAAAAAGGCAAATGGCCCAGCAGCTGAAAAAATAAAAAAACAGCTAGATGAACGCCGTGATGTAATGGAAAAGCTGATCAATAAGTATTTAAGTAAGCTTGCTCGAGATGCGATTTCATTTGGCGATTCCTATGCCCGAATATATGGCAAAAAAGAGAATGGAGTAATTGACCTCCTTTGTAATGAGTATACATATCCACCATTAATACAGCCCTTTGAACAAGGTAGTAAAACTGTTGCCTTTTATTGCTTAGATCCTCGCAATTGGCAGAAAACAATTACCAAATTGAATACTATTCAGATGGTACGTTTCAAAATGCCTCGTATGAGCAATATTGCCCAATATGAACTAGTTGAAACTGGCCTTGTAACTAAAATGTTAGAAGGAGATGACCCAGATGAATTACCTATCTTACCCGCTCATTTAGGTGGATCATTCCTCTACGAAATTGAAGAAGTTTATGATGATGTGATTCTTGCTTTGGCATCTATGAACAGCCAGCAGATTGCAGATACTGTAAATCAGATGTTCTTGACAGTTAATATGTCTGGAATGCCGCCAGCACAACGCCAAGCCTATGTTCGTGGTTTAGAAGGTTTACTTAAAAATCATGAGACATATGTTCGTGACGCTTTATCAGGTGGTGAAGCGGTTTGGAATACTGCTTTTCACATGCTGCCAGTATTTGATGAGAAGCAAGTTCTGAATCCTGTTGGTGATATCAAACTTCAAAGAAGCTCACCAATTAATATTGAACAATTCATGATTAATGTCCGTTTGTTAATGGGCGGGATAGGTCTAGACCCGAGTATGGTGGGGTGGGCTGACATGTTAACTGGTGGTATTGGTGAAGGCGGAGCGTTCCATACCTCAGCGCAAATCATGCGTAGGTCACAAGACATTCGTACAGCAGTAACTGAAGGGATTAATCAGATTCTTCATTTGGATTGGGGATTTGCATTTAATGAACAATTTGAGCCTAAAGATTATCCTTGGCAAGTTGAATATTATACAAACCAAACTGCAGCAGCTACTGAAGAAATCAGTAATGCCCAATCTAGAATGAATACAACACTACTTAAAACCCAAGTGATTGCCGCTTTAAAGGAAACAAACTTAGATATAGAAACTATGGCCTATATTCTAGAGCGCGATGCAGGTATGAAATATGATGAAGCTCAATTATTAGCTGAAAGTATTTTTAAGAGCCGTAAATTTTCTGAGGATGAAGAATAATGGCTTTTTTTGAATATGAAACCCAGAATAATACGTCTAATAACAGTTTTGGTAATGTTATAAGTCCATTTAAGGAACGTTTTGCAAGAAATCCTGTCTTATGGTCTGGATTGACAGTTGATAAAGCTGTTTCCCATTATCAAGAGCTCTATGCGTTAGGAACTCTCTCAGCCGCGCATTTTGGAATAGAAATTCGACCTTATCGGGCAAATAGTAAGATTGCCCAAGCGAATATTCCAATTTTTGATCCTTCCAATAAAATCGCATGGTTAGCCAATAATGTTGATGTATCACTTCTGGATGCGCAAACAGACTCAGTGCATATTGGGCACTATCAACTCAACCATATAACTGGTAATGCATCAAATGAATTAAGTATTTCATTTATTGAGACTAAAGCTGCCGCAATTACAAATAGTGCATTAGCCATAAAGCAGATAATGTTTAATAAAGATGGTACGCAACAGCCACCAATTGAATATTTAATGCGTTTGAAAATTTATGCTTTTGATAAAGCCGTTAGAACTAAGCACCATTTTGAAATTGAGCATTTAGTCGCATTACAAGCTGGTAATTTACCTTTGGACGCAGCAAATAAAGCACATTCAATCGTCAGCTTAAATTTCATAAAAATGTTCCCAAACTTAAAATAAGTTTTGGAACTCATTGGCTTTTTATATTTGGCAGATTGAGAAAATAACCTCAAATTAAAATGAGGTTAAGTCCGTGAGTATTAAGTCAATTTTCATTCAAACTCATTCCCCACATCAAAGTCGTTTTGTTGTTGGTTTTGATTCAATGGTTAATAGTGGCGCTTGTGCAATTGGGTTTATTAAAGGAGATTACCGTCAAATTAATGCCTTAGTCACTGAAGACTACACGGAAAATGACCTCTGGCGAGTGATTAACTTAAAAGGGCAGAAGAATGGAATCGAAGCTTATGATTCTGTAGCCATACTAGGTGCAATTGATAATCAACATGCTGGTGAATTAGCAATCTTACAGTTTGGACGTATGTTTGATGCTTGTGTTACAGATGTAATTGAAACAAATCAATTTGGTCTTAAACGTCACCTATCATCCAAAAAATTTAATTTATCTGGTTCAAAACCTATTCAAAGATGGCAATTAGAGCAATTACAAAACGTGATTGCTGCAGAAACACCTCAATGGGACGGTATCAGTTTAGTTTCACATGAAGGTGATACAGCAAAACTTTTATTAGACATGCAGCGAAATGATGACCATAGCCAGCTGCTAAGTAAATTTGATGGGTTACCTACGCTATTATGTAGTCTAGGGGTAGAAGAAGCACATTATGACTCTATTATTGTTGATTACCAGCATTTAGAGCAGCTGTCAGCTATCTTACATAACGCTATGAACCAGTTTTCTAAACCTGGTGTTAAAGTCGTTAACGTTACTGAAAGTAAGCCGTTTAAACATAGAAAAGTACTTCAAATAGCGCTTACTTATGACTTTGATGACGGCCAAAACTTCACAATTCTTTTCCATAAGCCCGATCGATTATCCAAAAAAATTAGTCCAGCAGATTCATTAATGTCATGGAAGATATTAATGAACAATCGCGATATTACGGCTGCAATTCAGCCTAATCAGGGTGAAGGAATTTCAATTCCAATTCTCGCTGGTCGAATCATGAAGTTAATTAACCAAAATAGTAATCGTTTTAAACGTTTACAGGCTAAAAAAGCCGAAAAAGCTAAAGCTTTGGCAGATGCTGAAAGTCGTATTGAACAAAAACAAAACCAGTTAAATTCTTTGAATGCGGAAATTTCCAATTTATTAAACGATTTGGATCAATTGCAAACTTCATTGCAATCGAAGCAATCAGAAGAAAATGAAGAAATCATTGAAGAGAATAGTTTAAATGATAATTCACCAGATAGTATTTCACATGAAGAAGCAGAACGTTTAAGAGCTGATTTAAAGCGTTTGAATGCAGATCCTCAATGGGCGGGAGAAGATGGCTTACGTTATCAAGCTTTCTATGAACGTATCAATAAGGCTGTAGAGGGCGATTCAGAAGCAGTATCTTGGGCTCGAAAATGGATATCTGAATTAGATGAACAAGATCTAGCTCAACAGCAAGCAGAACTAGAATCAAAAAAACTCATTGAGGCTGAAATTGAAGCAAATCAAAAAAGAGATGAAGAAGTATTAGCAGCACGTTCAGCTGGTATGGCTGAAAATAAAATGATGCAGGCATGGTTAGACACTTTAGAAAATCCTGAAAATTCTAACAATATTGACTTTATGGGGTGGGTTTCAGATCGCCGTAGTGAGTTCTTACAAACCTGGAATGGGGCTGAAGGTTCACCAGAATATTTAACAGCATTCTATGAATATTCAAGAGCATGGGCAGATGAATATTTAGCGGATCGCGTTAGTAAGAAAGAACAAATTCAAACTTCAGTAACAGATGATGAACCTGAAGAACTAAATACTCCAACTGAAGTTGAAGATCTGCAATCTAGTACGACGGAAAATGAAGGTAATCAACTTTATCTTTCAGTAATTGAAGGGCAGGTTAAGGTTAATCTCGAGTTATTAGAACAAATTCGGGACGAAGCAGAAAAAGACTTAGATGATCCTCTTCTTATTCCGGCTGTTACAGAACTATTGAACCAAGTACAAACAATGGAAATGGAAGCGGAGAATATCTAATGACAACACTAAAACAGATTTCTACTCAAGATATTACTAAAAACCCCTTAGTTGTAATTGATCAAATGATTAGTTTATTAAAACCTAAATCGGGCTTTACTGGGCTTTTGAAAGGTAGAAATAATAATGTGAAAACAGCCAAAGGGGAAAAGATTTCTACTGTCTTCGCTTTAGTCGATATTGATCAAGTCATTGCATCTCATACGGCAACAGGTGCAGAAAACCCAAACTATCCGCAAGAACTGCAGCCACGAGATCGTAGTCGTGAATCATCACAAGCATGGGTACAGAAAACTGCTAATGATTTAGATCCTGAAAGCCTCGGACGTTCAGGACGGGCAGATACGGGAGCACCAATAACTGGAGATGATTTAGTAGTTGAATCAGGAAATGGCCGCACCATGGCAATCAAGCTTGCATATGAGCGTGGTACCGCAAATGAGTATAAGCAATGGTTGATTGATGAAGCCGATTACTTTGGGTTTAGCACTGAGCAGGTACAGACTATTGCTAAACCCATTTTGATACGTATTCGTACCACTGAAATTGATAGAGCACAATTTGCTATTGATGCAAACCAAGATGATAAGTTGTCATTTACAGCTACAGAGCGGGCTAAAGCTGATGCTAAACGATTAGATAATAATTTATTGGCTCTCTTTAACCCGAATGAAGACGGTGATTTATTAGCAGTAAGTAACCAAAAGTTTATTCAAGGTTTTTTAACTAAATTAGGTGATACAGAAGCAGCCCAGTACACCACGAAAGATAAAAAACCAACACAAGCACTGATAAACAGAATTAAGGCCGCAATTTTTAGTAAAGCTTACAATGATGATCGTTTACTAGAAATGATGGCCGATCATACAAAACCAGATCTTCAAAATATGCTTAATGCGCTTGGTGTTGCTGCGCCTAAATTTATTGAAGCTCAAGCTATAAGCCGTGGAAATGTACAAGATATATCGGATCAAATCGTAGATGGTATGGAGCAAGCTATTGATCAACGTGTTGCTAATGCAATTATTGATGCTGCAAATACCATTTTAACTGCCAAGCAAAATGACCAAGATATTGTTGAGTTCGTAAAGCAACAAGGGCTTTTTGAGGATTTGGGAGAAGGTGTTGCTGAGCTCGCCGTGTTTCTCGCCAAGAATAGCCGCAGTTCAAAAAAAATGAGTATGTTATTTAAAGCATTAGCTGAATTTGCAGAGAAACAGGCTTTAGATAGTAGCAATGTAGGCTTGTTTGGTGAACCTGAACCAGTAAGTGTAAAAGATGCTATCCAATATGCACAACAAGTGCTTGGTGATGATTTCATTAGTGTTCAAATGTACGATTCTTTGATTGAGGCCAACAGATCAAGTAACCCTAAGACAATTCGATTAACCAAAGAAGGGGCTGAACGTTTCCATAGTGCTTTGAAAATAAAAGTTGCTCAAGGTGGTGACAATGAAAAACCAGAAGTGAACAAAATTAATGACATTCTTTTCGAAGGATTAGATATTTAGTTCTGGAACCTACTGAAAATTAAGTACTTACGATCCCTCAACATACGAACATAAAGTTCCTATGCTGAGGGATATATGTCCAACTTTAAGCTCAAACCAATCACTAAAGACACTGTATTGGTTGCGATTTATTACATGATTGATTTCATGCATTTTCAGAGCAATATTGCTCGGTTTTTCCTTCTTATCATCCATAAGCAAATAGAACTTAACTTGTCTGTAGCGAAGCAAGCATTATCCTTTGCACGTCAAGAAAGTGATTTTCCAAAATTGGATGAAGTAGTTGAAGTCTTATATGCTGAAGCTATAAAAAACATTGATGAATCAGTTATCGAACATTTAAATAACGGTTCAAGAAATGTTATTGAACAACTAGAGACTATTGTCAGTCTTTTTGCTTGTGAAAAAGAGCTGAAGCCATACACAACTAAAAAGAATAAAACGCTACAGGTTATTGGTTTAAAAGGAATAAAATTAACCAAAGCTAAAGAATATGATCCTTATGCCTTTTATTCTCAGGGTGAAATTCTTGTTCGCTCAAAACATCTTAAAGCTATTCCAGACTCACTTCTTTCCGAAGATCAGCAACTAGTAAAAGGGTTATTCTCCTATGTATCAAATACCAATTCAGATGTGGAATCAGTTGGCGAATTTCGTTTCAGATCCAGAGGACCAATTGTTCCTGCAAATGGATCAGGAAAAGATGAACTCGAGACTGCAGAAGCAATCAGAAATGATGGAGAAACTGGGGAACTCAGAAACAGTAGTTCTGGCTTATCAAAAAGTGATGATGCAAGTTTACTTGGCGGCCGAAATCCAAGAAATGAATCTTCAGATGGAGATAGTGGAACCAGTACTAACCGGGTTAACAGCAGCGGAAGCGGTGAACTATCTGGTAAGAGATCATCTCTTAAACGAGCAAGAGATCGATCAATTGTACAATCTGCTAAATCAGTTAGAGCTGCCATAGATGAAAAGCGTGAAGCTCAATTAAAAGCAGATAATGTAGAAACTGTTTGGAGTGATGCCTCAAATATTGACGAAGCTTTGCCATATCTACAACCTGCACAGCGCGGGGATGTTTTTAAAACGGAAAAGCACTTAATCGCGGAAAATAAGAAGGGTATTCTTTTTACAAATGGCACAGGTACAGGCAAAACTTTTACTGGGCTGGGTGTTGCAAAGCGTTTTATTAATGCTGGTCTCAAGAATATTTTGATTGTTACCCTTAACGATAAAATCGTGAATGACTTTGTAAAAAGCTCAAGTCCTTTGCATATAAAGGCTTATAAATTAAAAAGCATTAAAGATAACGGCGGAGATGAGCACTCAGTAGTAGTCACAACTTTTGCTAATTTTGGTCAAAATACAAGTTTGGTTCATAAACATTGGGACCTTATTTTAATTGATGAAGCCCATACTCTTTCACAATCATCTGATGGGAAATCAACTGCAGCTTTAAACAAGCTACGAGCATTAACAGGTCATTTGCGAGGTTTTAATGAATGGTTTGATAATAAATTTGCAGATCAAATACCTAATGAAGAACTTGATGAAAATGGCAAAGAAACTGAGCAATATCTATCCGCTTATAACAAAATGCAGATCCTTCGAAATGAGCAACATAAAATCTGGAATCTGAACTGGAAACACCAGAAAAGTAAGTGCAAAGTTGTTTTCTTATCTGCTACGCCATTTAGTTATCACTTTTCACTTGATTGGGCGGAGGGCTATTTATATGACTATATGTCGCCTTCAGTATCTGTAGATGATCAAGGTAATTTTGCAGAAGGCTTTGGTAAGGCTAGAGAGCACTTTTATATGGGCAATCTTGGATATCGAAAACGATATGGTAAGTTGACTCGTCCAGAGGCAAAGGTGGATACAGGTGTACTTGAAAGACAGTTTGCCGAAAGTCTTAAAAACACTGGGGCTATGTCTGGACGCGATTTAGAAGTTAATTTTGACTATGATCGAAAATTTATTCTAATTGGCTCTCGAGTAGGTGAACTTATTGATGAAGGTTTAACTTATCTTCGCAATGGTTATAAAGAAATCGAAGGGCATAAAACACGAACTTTTGAAGAATGGGCGGCTCAGACTGGAAAACCAACAACAGGCTGGGGACGTCATGCATCGATGCAAGAATATGATCAGCTATTCACAGGAAATCGTTTTAAAAACATATACGAAATTATTGCAAAACGCTTTGATTATTTAGCAAGACGTCGTTTATTAGAAGCTATTAAAGCTGAAGCTTGTGTTGATATGGTGAAAAAGCACTTAGCATTAGGCCGTAAAGTAGTTATTTTCCATGATTACAATGAGGGTGGTGGTTTTGCACCTTTCTTAATTAGTCAGCTTGATATCGAAAAATATGAGATCCACTTAAGAGATGCTATTGAGCTTGAATATAATTCATTCAAGGAAACCAGACCGGATCTAGTGAATCTCAATCTTGACTATGATTCACCAGTTGAGACTTTAAAGAAAGCATTTCCAAATGCTCTATTATTTAATGGCCGTATTTCAAAGCAACAACGTGAATCTAATGTAAATTTATTTAATACAGATGGTAGCGGGCATGACATTCTTATTCTGCAGTCAGATGCGGGCTCAACAGGAATTAGCTTGCATGATACAACTGGTAAACATCAACGAGTTTTAATTAATATTGGGCAACCAACAAAGCCAGCCAAGTTAAGACAGACAGAAGGTCGTATCTATCGAACTGGACAAGCATCGAATGCTATTCAGAGATACTTAACTACGGGTACTGCATGGGAACGGGCTGCATTTGCAGACACGATTGCTGGACGTGCAGAAACAGTAGATAACTTTGCAAAAGGTGCCGATGCTGTAGTAAGTATCAAAGAAGCGTTAATTCAGGCTTATGAAGATGCTCAATATGAAGAGCCAAGTCTAAATGATGGTATTGGTGGTAAAGCATATGATGAAGAAAATGCCCGTATTGCTAAGTTAACCCCATTTGATCAAGCACTAACATTCTACTATGCCAAAGGCAAACGTTCTGAAAGTCGTGATAACCGCGAAGGTAAAGAGTGGTATGCAACGCCTGAACCACTTGGATTTAAAATGATTGAATGGGCTGGTGTGCACACAGGTGATTCTGTTCTTGAGCCAAGCGCTGGTGATGGAGCTATTGGTCGATTTGTTCCGCAAGATGTAGAGCTAACAATGATTGAACCGACTGAATCTTTAGCTAGTCGTGCTCAAATGGCAAATACTGGTGCAAAAGTAATTGTTGATACTTTCGAGTCTTTAGAGACTTTAAATAAGTACCATGCAATTGTAATGAATCCGCCGTTTGGTCATGCAGGAACGTTGGCAATTCAACATATTAAAAAAGCTTTTGGTCATCTTTATGATGGTGGTCGTATTGTGGCCTTGGTACCACGTGGTTCGATGGATTCAAAAGTTGATGAGTTTATTGAAAGCACACCTGGTGCAGTTCTTACAGCTGAAATCTGGTTGCCTCAATCTACCTTTAAAAATGCTGGTACCGCCGTTTCAACTCGAATCATCATTATCGAAAAACATGCCGGAACTAATGATGTACCAATTACACGAGAATTAGACTTTACACATCTAACAAGTGTTGAAGACCTCTTTTCAGAAATCCGTGACATCGCAATGCCTCCTAGAAAACTACGCATTGATGAGCAGCTTGCTAAGTATGAACTTTATGTTAGAACTGAACGTAGCAAGTATGTTTTCAATGGGGACGGAGTTGATAAACCTCAGATCAAGAATATCATGCTGAAATTCTGGGGCTCAGAAGTTAATGAGTTCAATGAAGTAGTTATGCCATATAACAAATCTGCTGAAATCATTAAAAAGATTGATGAGTTTGAGCAAGTGAACAGTATTAATTTAGCAGCTTAATATAAGTATTAAAAATACGCTCATGATGAGCGTATTTTTATGGTGTACTGGATTTAGAAAAATTAAATTTATTAATATTATGTCTTTGAATTTTTATTTACTTGGGAATCATAGAACTTGCATATGAACTAATTAAACTTCTTGAAAGTAAAAATTTTTCTCCAACGCTTTCAAGCAGATTACCGCTATTATCTAAACTAAAATGAGCAATATGAGGATCATTAAATAAAAAATCAGGGAAAGGGTATTTAGCATGAGGATTATGAAAAATATATAAACCATCAAAGATTGATTCTGTATATTCTTCTTTAGGAATTCCTTGGTGGATATCAGGAATTAATGTACTCTCACTTACGTCATCCCTAGTGTAAAGTGCGTTAAAGAAAGTAGTTTTATTTGCTTCAGTTACTTCAGCTAATGCTCGAACTTTCCCCCAAGTTGCATAAGGGTTATAAATTACAGCACTAATATCTTCATACTCTGAAGTCGTAAAAAAACCTAGAGGAATTTCTGCTCCATTATCTTTCTCAATAAAATCCATTCTTTCTCTTGGTAAGTAGTTGAGTTTATCGGAAATGGCCTTTTCCTCATTAAGATAAATTCCATAGAGAACAGCAATTAAACCTCGATGACCTATAAAGTGGGAATGAGGACGATCAAAAGAATTAAGACCTAAAATAAATGGTTTGCCAATAACATGAGATAAATTTTTATATGATTTTTTAAATTTTTGAGCCTTAGATACAATCGAATTAGCTATTCTAATAATTGATTTTCGATTGAACTCTTTAAAGTCAATTTCAAAATCTAAATATTCACCGCCAAAACCATATGCTGGCAACCCATCTTGTTCTGGATTGGCAATTGTCGCTTCAATACAAAATGCTGAATTATTTTTGTTACATACAAAGTCAGGCGCATGATGTTTATAGTCTATATCAATATTTTCAGATTTCAGAATTTTATTTAGATATAATTCCCAAAAAGAAGACTCAAAAGTAGTTTGGAATTCTTTTACAAATTTATTATCTCTATCAACAAATCCATTTGCCCAATCTAATATCACATTCCTTTCAGCATACATTGCTTCATTTAATAACAATTTAAAAATTTTATGCTGTTTTTCGGTTTCAACAATAGGTGTGAATAAATCTAACATTTTTTAATTCTCAAACAATAGCTTAAATAAATATTCTCAATTCCATAATACTAAAAAATTACTCATAATCAACTTTATATAAAAATAAGAAATTATTGTTTCTAATATTTTTTTAGTCGTTTGTTATGCTGGAACAAACCTAATAATTGTTCTTATTTTTTAATTGATAATAACTTTAATTTTATGAGTTAGTACTTAAATATGTCCAAAGCTTTAGCTTATGCACCAGCTGTAAATACAGCAAAAACTAAGTTGCCAAGTACTGAATCAGATCCTTTCTACGGTTCTATTTCAAAGCACAAATACGCTGAGTTTTCTCTATGTGATAAAGATGGTAATGCAATTGCATCACCAGTAATTAGAGCTTTGCTTACTGAAGGAGACAAAAGTATTGAGAGCCAATGGCAAACTCCATTTGAAAATAGCAATCCAGAACTAAAAATGCCTATGTTGATGGCTAACTTGCAAACTGGTCAGATGCTTCAAGCTGCTGCTACTCTAGGAGAAAATTCGCCCTTTATTTCTGCATTAAGCGATATGGCTTCTGGTCCTTTAGCAACTGCTGAAAGTGCACTTAAAAGCGTTGAGGGACGCACAAATTTAACCAAGGTGAATACAACTCAAGTTTTCCTATCTACCTCGTCAGTACGTCTCAATTTATCAATCTTTTTCTTGGCATTTAGTGATGCGAAATCAGAAGTTGAAGACAGAATTATGCAATTGGAGGCATGGAGCCTGCCAGTATCATTATCATCAGATTCTACGCTGCAAAATGTCATTAATGACTCTAATACAGCCCTAGAAGGGTTATTTTCAGGTGTAATCCCGCCTTTTGTATCTCTCACTACCCATGGCAAAACTTATAAACCCTTTATTATTGAAAGTGTTTCAGCACCAATTGTCGCGCCTATTGATGAAAAAGGTAACCGGTTAAGTTTGGCCGTCAATATTAGTTTAATGAGTCGTACTGCATGGGACTCAAAAGACATTTACTTATTATATGGAGGCAACTAATGATTACTTTTGACCCTGTGTCCGTAGGTGGAAATACCTACAAAATGCAAGAGCTTAGTTTTGAGCATTGTCTTAAAATTTCAATCATAACTCCTAATTTTAATGAAAAAAGACTTTCAGCTTTTCTTAAATCTGCTTTAGACAATATAGTTGATCCATTGCTGTTAACGATTCAGGAACGGTATTTACTGCTACTAAAGTATCTTGAAAAACAAAGTAATACTATGTTGGATGTGAATACAGACTTGTCAAAAGTTTTCCTTCAGTCCGAAAATAATTGGAAAACTGAAGCTACTCAAAATGGAATTACAGTTAGACAGCTTGTTGGAATGGAAGCTGAGTTCTTAGAGGCAAATTGTAAGAATGTCGCTGAATGGATTGCATGCATGATGGCCTTTCAGCTGAGTTATTCTAATCACGAGCATTTATCTTTTTTGCCTGATAGATCTAACCCGCAATTATTTGAAGAACAATTTAAACAGCGTCTGGATTTCATTAAGAAAATGCCAGCCAGTGATTTCGATTTGTGTTATCAAGATTTTAATAATTTAAACAATGCGTTGTTTACTCATTTGCGGTTAAGTGTTGATAACCATGGCATATTAGTTGAAAGAGGTGCAGATGACGCGCCTGCTCGATTTCGCACCGCTTCCGTCTTTACAGGAATCATCAAAGAGTTGGACCGATCTTTTGCTTGAGACTGTTAATAGTATTTCTGCAAACTGTCCGATGCCTTTATCTGAAGCTTTGAAAATGCCTTTGAGTTTTGAAAGCATTTACTTCAATTCTTCTGCATGGGAAAGCCGCAAAAAACATTTAGAAAATGAAGTCGAACGGCACAATGCTTTCATAAAGCTGGGGCAGGAAGTGATTAAGGGCCTAAATGTCCTAGCCAGTAGAGGCCGATAGTATTCGTGTAAAAGTCTGAGTAATTCAGGCTTTTTTTTTGCGCTTTGTATTTGGAACCATACTCCGTTCTTAACAATAACTCTTGCAAAAATAACCATAAATGAAATCTGGGGAATAGGCCATGTCTGATCATCAGACAGTTGAAATCACACTCACTAGCGTTGCCAATAAAACAACATTTTTGAGTGGCATCGCTAGTGCAATTGGATCTTTAGCATCTTTCAATTGGTTGAGCTATACAGGTGCAATTGTTGCTGTTGCTGGCCTATTCATTAGCTTTGTTTTTCAGTGGAGACGTGATCGTCGGGAACGTAAGGAAAGTGCTCTTCGTGAAAAAGAGAGCAAATTACGTGAAAAAGAAAGCGAGTTACGAATCAAAGTCTTAGAGCAAGATAGTTTACGAAAGAGGAAAGATGAATGAAGTTTATTGAAAATAGTGCTTGGCAGTACCTTTCTGTCAAGCTGCCGACAATTGGTGCATTCATCATGCTAATTTTGTTGCCAGCACTTCAATGGGGAGTAGATTTTGAGGTAATTCCTAAAGAATATCATGCTTTTGTGACTGGTACTTTAATGCTAGGTCTGTCATGGATTGGAAAGAAAATTTCTCAGCCACGACTTAATGTCCCGCAACTAACAGGCCAGTTAGTAGGGATCAATTCTTTATTGAATATCCCATCTCCAACAAAGCCTGATGAATTAGCTTGGATTGCAGAAGCAAAAAAGCATCTTGGTCTGCAAGAAATACCAGGTAAACAGCATAATCCAACTATTTTGAAATGGTTAAAAGAGCTTAAAGCTTGGTGGGCCGATGATGAAACAGCTTGGTGTGGAACCTTCGTGGCTCATTGTTTGAAGGTAGCAGGAATTGCTTATCCTAAACATTGGTACCGTGCATTGGATTATGTGAATTACGGCACAAAGTTAGCAAAACCCGCTTATGGTTGTGTTGCTATTAAAACACGTAAGGGTGGGGGCCATGTTTGCTTTGTCGTAGGGCGAGATATGTCTTCTGGAAAACTCGTTTGTCTTGGTGGAAACCAATCAAATAAAGTGTGTTATGCGCTGTATAGTGAGTCTGAATTCCAAGAGTTCCGTTGGTATGGACTTACACCTCAACCAGCAAGTAAACGTTATTCTTTACCGCAATTTAAAGGCGTAACAGCAACTCGGGTTTCTGAAGCCTAATGAAGTTTCTATTACTGAGCTTTCTTTTATGTGGTTGTACAGCACATACAATTAATAGCAATGTAAACGTATCTATTTGCGTAAAAGCCCTTTAAAAAAAGCCCTGAATGATCAGGGCTTTTTAATTAATTTTGTACTTCTGTATCGTAGATTGTTTTTAAAGAGGTTTTTAGAGCTTCATCATTTATACTATCAATAAACCTCTTCATTTTCTCTTTATATTCGGGATGCCCACCTTTGTATTTAGCTAGTAAGTAGGAGAACTCGCCTTGCTTGTAGTTTGGGTCCTTCTTGTTTTCTGGTTTGTCTAGTTCTACTTTTAGAACTTCTGCAACATAGTCATAGCACTTGTTAAGTGTAGGGGCTGCTTCTCCTTGTAATCCAAGTAACTGACATCTAAATGTAAGTCTTGCTGTGTCATTTGGTTTTTCTGCAAGTTGCTTATCATTTAAAGCGTGTGCTTTGTCATAGTCATTCAAAATCATATAAATATTCATTTGAAGTAGTTCACGCTTGCGTTTGTCTGTGATTTTATCGACCTCAGGAAGTATTTCACGCATGTGCTTTTGAAAGACTTCTTTATCTTCTAGAGAGTATTTTTGAACGTACTCATTGTGCTTATCAATAATCTTCTGATCTTCAGCAGACAATGTTTTGGGTGCTGTCGTCTCAGTTTTTACTTCCTTTTGTTTAGTGCCATCAGATGCGTTGCTGCAACCGCTTAGAAGTGCTGAGCCAATAATAATTAGGGTTAAATACTTTTTCATGCTTTACGTCTTGCTGCCGATGTAATTGTAAACTTATAAGTGGTGTCTGGTGGCATTGTTGTTACTAGGCCACCATCAAATTTTGCGTCATATTTCAATGTAACATGAGCCTCAATTACTTCTAAATCGGGGGCTGGGAGTTTAACTTCGCAACTACCAACGGGTTGTTTGTCGTTTTCAGTATTCCAGTAGCCTTTGCCAACTTTAAGCTTTATTACGTCGCTTATTTGTTTGCCTTTCTTAAATAAACGAAGAACGCCTTCAGGGAAGATTTGCGCGTCACCCTTAACCGTAGGCGGGAGAAGCGTAGCAGTGACGAAGAGTTGGTCTTTTTTAACCTGATGTGTAACTTCAAACGTACATGCTCCCGAAGCCATCTGAGAAAGTACACCTAAGAGATTAGCTCTATCCTGGTCATAAGGCATTAATACAGGTTTGAAAGAAACCATTTTTGTTTTTTGATTTTCTATGTAGTAATTCTCGTACTGATCTTTAACGAAACTATCTGTAGCCGGTTGTTGTTGAGACATAGGAGCCGAGCTAGATTTCGAAGATGCTGCTGCGCCACCACCATTGTCTTGAACAACTAAGTTTTGCTGAGGCAATAATTTGCAACCGCATGAAAGGGAATCATTAACACGAGCGGCAGCTTTGCCAAAAATCTGCATACATGGATCGCCAGACACAATGGTTGCAACAACTTTATGTGTTGGACATGTTGCTTTGTCACCGACACAAGCAACGGCAATACCGTTAATAAGGAACATACTGTTCCCAGAAATTACTTGGCCGCCTCCTGTGGTGGGGCAGCCGATTGTTATATATGGGGTTGCCAAATCAATTCCATCTTATTTTATTGAAGTGGCGAAAGAATATCAAAGAGAGGGTAGACAATACTGTATATTTTTTATTATTTCTCAGATAAATTATAAAAGATAACTATTTAACTAAATTTCGGTAGTTTTATAAAAGCGTTGAATTCACAGAAATATTATTTTTTATAATAACTAATTTAGAGTTCTTCTATATTCTCGAACTGCGATTAATAGTTGGTCTAATGTATTAAATAATTTTTTAGTATAATTTTTTTCTTCGATTATATTTAGAAATTCAATACCTTCTATTTGTTTGAATTGATAATTACAATAAGCTGCCTTTTGAACAATAATTTTAAACTCATTATCAAAATCAATATCTTGTAATCTTGAGAAGTCTATATTAGGAACTATTTTATTAAAATAAATAAAATCATGGTTTAAGCCTTTGATTTTATTTTGAAGGTGATGTAGTTCAATTCCAAATAAATTAAATTCTGGATTGTTGGAGATTAAGGCGAGTTGGGAGTTATAAAACATAATTTCACGAATATATTTATCGATTTCTTTAAAATAATAATCATCAAATTGGATTTTTAGATTTTCGAGATTTAAATTTCCCTTTTCTGAGATTAATAAGTAGCGAACTAGTTTGTGAAAATAAAAATAGTTATCTTGCTCTCGAATGTCGATTATATTGTTTCTTATATTATGTAAGTTCCTATGAATTGCAGTCAAACAATTAATCTGTTCATTATATTTTACTTGCTCTTTCCAGTTATCCAATAGAAAAAGTGCAGCTACAGGAGCAAATAGAGTCGCAGCAAAGCCAAACATGCTAGCTAGAGAGCTAGCCTTATCCCCATTAAGAGGATAAATGGCAACAATATATATTAGTAAAGAAAAAACTAGGATGCAGGTGAAGACCCCTATAAGTTTTCTATTTAAACTAACTTTTCGCATTGAAATTAATTTAATGTAACTGACTAAAATATAGTAATATTTTTTTATTAAAGTTGAAGAAAACATCTTTTAAATTTCCCATGCTTGAGTTTAGGGTGATATTTCATTAAAAAACTTAATCTAAAGTATTCCTAAAAGTCATAATTTTACAATTCAGCTCTTCAATTACTCGAGTTTGTCTTTCTGAAAATTTATAGTTTAGTTTATTTCCTAGATTTAATTCATTCATATAGCTTAAATTAATAAATCTTTTTAAATCTTCATGTTTATATTTAACATAGAATGTTTTTGGTCGTTCGCCTCTATCATAAATTTCTTTTTTATGTTTGAAGCATAGAGTATAGATATAAATTATATCAATATATAAATTCATAGCTAGTTCTTTGGCATGACTCAATGAATCACCAAATACTGGATTGTTAATATTTTTGTTTTGAATAAGTTTGATTTTATTTTCAAGAATTTCAAGTTTACTTAAATGATCCCTAATCACTTGGTAATAATCATGTAAATCAAATTGTAATTTGTTTAAATCGCTATTAAAATCAATATTATTTTCAAAAAGGGGGTCGTATATATCTGTGTTTCTCAAGGTGGTTATTGATTTTGAGAAGCTTTCTATTGTATCTAACATTTCAATCAAGATATTAATTTTTACAATATAGTGATTTTGGGCCTTCCAGTTATCTAAAAGAATATATGCCGCTATTGGAGCATATATTGTTGCTGACCACCCGAATAAACCAATAATTGCGTTAACCTTCTCTGCCTCTGTTACTGGTAAAACTATTAGAGCATAAAATAAAAAGCATAAAAGTAACAAAAAGAAATATGATAAAAAGAGTTTAACGATTAATTCAAATTTATGAGACATAATGTTTAGTGAAGTTTGTTTTAAGAATAATGAGTTATTAACTCTTTATCGTCAATAGTTGATCCCACATAAATGGGTTTTTAGTCAGTTTATCCCTCGACATTGACCAAGTTCGACCAGGTATATAACAAGGACCAACACCGAGCTTTTTCTTTCCGAATTTTGTGTGCACGTTATCAAGCGCCTTCATCAATTGTTCTTTCTTTTCTATCATTTCAAAGTCGGTTAATAGGTCATAGGTATGGCCAGATTTTGGCTCTAGACCTGTCAGCACTACGCCGCATTTCTTGTATTTAATCCCTTCTTTATAGATCTCGTTCAACATCCTTGTCGCTGCTTTTACAAAGTCAAGCGCGCTATCAGTAGGCTCAGAAAATGCGCCAGTAATAGACTTATTATAAAATGGCGCACTTTCATCAAATGGACTTGATTGAACAAACACAAGTAAACAACCACATAGTGACTCTTCATCACGCAACCGCTTACATGCTTCTTGTGCATGCATTGCTATAGCTTCTTTCAAATCATTTAGCTCAGTTACTTTTGCTCCAAAAGAACACGATTTAATAATTTGTTTTTTTGATGGCGGAGTGTCTTCAATCTCAATGCATGACATGCCTTGTAGTTCATTAATGGTACGGGCCATGACTATAGAAAACTGACGCTGCTTTTCGCGTGCTTCAGTACAAGCTAGGTCCAATACTGTTTTAACTCCCATAGAATACAACTTCTTTGCATGCTTACGTCCAACGCCCCAAACTTCACTTACATCGATCTGATCAAAATAATATTCTTTATTACATGGATCCATATTGACGAGATCGCAAACGCCGTTAAAGCCTTGATTTTTCTTAGCTATATGATTGGAGATCTTTGCCTCCGTCTTGCTGCGACCAATTCCTACGCACACGGGCAAACCAATCCATTTCCATATCTTCGCCCGCATATCGTGACCGACTTTTTCTAAATCAAAGTTCTTCTCATAAGCTGTGAAATCAACAAAGCATTCATCGATTGAGTAGGGCTCAACCTCTTCATCTGTTACGTATGAAGCAAGGATCTTATGAAAGCGCCGTGACATTTCGGCATACATTACATAGTTGCTTGATAGCACTACTACGTTATGTTTTTGGACTATGTCTTTAATTTGGAATAACGGCACACCCATTTTTATATTTAGGGCTTTGGATTCGTTGCTGCGCGCCACGGCGCACCCATCATTATTGCTGAGAACAATCACAGGTTTGTTGTTTAAACTCGGGTCAAAGACTCTCTCACAAGAGACGTACATGTTATTGACGTCTATCAAGAAAAAGACTTTGTTCTCATGTTTCATGAGTTTCTAATCATTTTAATAATGCAGGTGACAACGCCCCAAATTATTAATTCTTGGCCATCTAATAAATGAATATCTTTGTAATCCGGATTTTCTGCTTTTAGCCATTGGCCTTTTTCATCGATCATTAGGCGCTTAACTGTAAAATCATTATCGATTAGTGCCACGACAATATCGCCGTGTTTTGCATCTAAGCTGCGATCGACAATTAGTTCGTCGTCAATATCTATTCCTGCATTTAGCATTGAAAGCGAAGCAACTTTGACAATGAAAGTTGCAGTTTCATTTTTTATTAAGTGCTCATTCATATCGAGCGCTTTGTCTATATAGTCTTGTGCAGGAGAGGGGAAGCCAGCGGAAATTTTTTCAAGAGCGTAAGGGACAAGCAGGTGAGTTGATGGTACAACTTGCTTGATTAACAAGGCTTCAGATAAAACAGCGCCTTGTGTGAGGTACGGTTTTATCTGGATGATGGATGGTGCAATTTCGCTCATAGAATATCCCCTAACTTGAATTTGTAACAT